CATCTTCATAAAGATAATCATTAATATATGTTCCCATAGGATCGGTAGGACCACCATCCCTAGAAGTAAGAGCAGTATAACTAGAATGCATTCTAACAACACCAGATCCTTCATCTAATGGAAGTGAATAACCATAAGCACCATATATGGGGTTACCATCATATGCAAACCCTAGGATAGGTGAATGTTGTGATCCATCATCATTTGCTCTTAATGTAGTAGGAGAAGCATAATAAGCATATCCAGTTCCTAATTCAGGTAAGAAGTTTTTAAAGAAATAACCATTATCAGAATCAAGGTTATTCCTATTCTTGAAATACCTATCCTTCCTCCATTCTTTAATCTTAGCAGTAGCAGTTGCACCAGATCCAACAGGAATCAATGATATTGATATATTATTTTGTGTGTAGAGACTTCCACCATTAACTTTTACAAATCCAGTAATCTCTCCTGTACTTGAAACTTCAGCAGTAAAATCTGCAAACCTTCCTTTTCCAGCACCATCAGTTATCCTAACAATAGGTGGAGATGAATAATATTCACCAGCATCATTAATAGTAATACTTGTTACTTCACCTGCTGTAACAACTGGTGTTACAAGAGCACCTCTACCAGATAAAATCTCAACGGTAGGATTCTCAGTATAATTTCCAACATCATCAATACTTACAGATTCAACAACTTGTCCAGAAAGTTTAGCAGTTGCCTTATTAGGAAAACCATTAATCAATACAAATGGTTCTTTATTATAACCATTACCTTTATTACCTATAGTAATTGTTTGTAAAGGACCATTATATACAACCTCTTCATCTTTATAACTTGCAAATGGTACTCCATTAAGAGCAATACCTAAGTCTCTATACTTAGTCTCATAAGTCTCAGTTGTAGAAATAGGTGTTTTTCTAATGATTTTAAGAAGTTTCTGATCTTGTAAATCAGCAGGTGGTGTACCAGTTCCAATAGAATGGGATGGGAATCCTGAAGAAGCAATATAATACCCTTCACCATCTTGATATATTGCTGAAACATTAGAAGGTAAATCCGCAACACTAGCAATTTGAGGATCTGTACTACTGAATATCCATCTATTGTTATTCTGTGCATCAACAATCTTTATATCATTTGTAATAAATCCAGGTTTTGATATTTCAATAACATCATTTGAATTTGAATATGGTACTTTTGTATGAGGTTCTACATTATATAAAACACCATAAACTAATAGACTAACAGTATCAGTACCAACATTAGCTCCATATGTTACAGAAGTACCAATAGGATAAGTTCCAGTACCTGATCTAGTTTTTATTACAAATTGATTTACATTTTTATTTTCGTATGTTAGTGTTTCACCACCTATATTAAATTCTCCTTTAGAATCCCATGCAATTGTAGAAGAAACATTAACTCTGTCACCAATAGTAAGTGAATTATTAATTTCTTTTGTTATTTTCGTTCTAGATGCAATTTTAAATTCACCATTTACAGTTGCTTCATTAAGAATGATCTCATACAACTCTTCACCATCAAACTTACCAGAATACCTAACATTATCAACTACAGCAGAAGCATATGAACCTTCAATATCTTGTACTATCTTCTTACCGATTAAATCAGTTGGTGTACCTGAAACAACCTTTGCTTTAAGTGAGTATGACTGTATCCAATTAGATTCTGAAGACTTTAGAGTAAAATCTCTTGGGTGAGCAATCTCAGGATTTGGTCCTTCAAGATCAATCAAACATTTAAATAAAAACTTAATAGAACTATCAGTTCCCTTTGATTCATAGAATGATCTTATATTTTTAATAAGAGTTCTCTTATCTACATCACCTCTTAAGTATTCCTCTGGAAAATCTGATAGGTATTGCTTCTCAAAACTTTTTATAAGTGCATATAGAAACAGATTACTGATATTATGTACAGTAGATCCATCTACATGACTTGATGCTTGAGTAGTAATAAAAGTACTCTTTTGATAAAGATCTCCAAGACTAGTATTACCACTTACTCCACGACTAACATCTAAAAATTCTGTATTTGTTCTACTACCATAAAAACATATCTCATCACCTATCTTAATATATCCACCCTTCTCTGGAAATGAACTAGCATCATCTACAGTAATAGTAGTATAAGAATCAAGTACTAGTCCATTCAATTTAGTACTCTGTACTAATACATTTCTTTCATAAAAATCTATATCACGATATTGCTGGAGGTTATTAACAATATCATATGGTTGTCCTTGAATTTCAAGCTGCTCATAGTACTTCTTTATAAACTTACCAAAAAGTTCATAGTCTTCATTAATGAAGTCAGGTAACTGAGTCTCAATTAAATATGAGACTTTATTCGCAGTTTTAGGCACTACTCTTTATACGCAACGAATTTACTCTTTGACACATCTACATCTAAATATGCCTCACGTTTTACTTCAATATCTTTATTAGCAGGTTTGACTCGTAATTCAATACGATTATCAGAAAAACTACCTTTTAAAATAGTGAAATCATAAAGTTGTATTTCTCCTTTAGTATAATCAACAGTTCCTACCGAATCATTCAATAGAACCTTTTCACCACTCAAGGAATCTAGTCTATATAGGATTATTTTACCATTCCTATCTTCTAGATAAGTTGTATGATTAGGATGCTCAAATACTGTCATACCAGTAGATGACACAACAGGATTATCACAATCTATAAGGAAAGGATTTTGGTAACATACTTCATAATATGCAGATGCATTTATCTGTGCTATAAAATCTTTCCTTAAAGTAATATCAGTATCATTTGAATTAATAGAACGATCTGAACCATCAATAACACCGATAAACTTACTATATCTAAACTTTCCATTAAACTTCTCTGTATCAGAGGTTTTCAAATATGATTGTATTCCTTTAGCAGCCTTTGCTGCCATCTCAGCAGGAATCAATTTACTCTTTGTTGAATTGTAATATATCTTACTGTCCAATTCAACATAAAGAATAGATGGATCTACAAACTCTGGTCTAACAGAAGCAATAGTATATTTTCTCAATTCTTCTGTTAACTGATTCTTAGTATATGAAGATAATGATGGTGCATCATCAGGTTTAACAGAAAGAAATACTTTACCATATGAAGGTGGTTCCTGATCTTCTCCACCAAATACTATAATATCACTTATTGATGGGTATAGATTTCTAGCAATAGCAGAAAAATCATTACCAGTTACTGCTCTATTCTGTGAACCATAGAACTTAGGAGCATTATATTTAATCTTTTCAATACTCTCAATTGATGCTCCACCACTAGCTTTTGATACTACTGTTAAATTACTAACATCAAATGGTACTTGTATTGATGAACTATTCTCATCTACAATATTACCATTAAACCTAAATGTAGTTGCACCGTTAGTAGTATCTCCATTAGTTAATATTGTATCTACTTCAACTACATTACCATTATCAAGTTTTTTACCTAAAACACCATCACCAAAGAAGATTTCATATTTTTCATCTTCAATTTCATTAATAAAGTAAACTTTATCATCAGAAGTAATATCTAAAATATTGTTAGCTTGTTCATATAGTTCATATACAGAAGAGTTCTGTGAATCCCACACCCTCACTTTAATTGTACTAACATCAGTAGAAGGATTATCTATTACAAACCTCTGATTACTAAGATTTGTATCAACAATAGTTCTTGTAGTAATCTGAGAACCTTCATATACTACCAATCCATCAAATGATGCAACATTATTATTAACTATAGATTTATAGTCATCCTTAACTATAAAACGATATAGACTGCCATCATAGTTAGTAACAAATCCACTACCTGCTTTTATGGTGACAGAAACAGGAGCAGATCCAGGAAATGTAATCTCCAAATCAATTGTTGCACTTGGTGCAATTCTTGACTTTGGTGTATACCCTAATTGCTTTGCTAGAGTGACTACATTATCCCTAAGAGACGCTGAATCAAGGAATAACTCATTTACCACCATGTTGGTGTTAAACGCTGTGTAATACGTATTATATGCCAATACATCCAACAACTGACTAATAGCAGATCCTTCAAAGTCATAGTCAGTGAAATCAGTCTGTGCTCTCATATAATCTTTGAGAGCGACTTTGATATCAACAAAGTCTAAATTGTTTAATTGGGTATATGGCATTATCTCGTCCTACTTAGGAAGAAGTCTACAGCAGTGGGTGGATTATCTAAACCTCGTATAGTATATACCAATGAAACATCAAATCCATTTTCATCATAGTTTGTAGCAACCTTCACTTCTTCAATTTCAATTCTAGGTTCCCACTGACCTAGGGTATACATTATATTTTGTTTAATCTGAGCAGAAGTAGCATAATCCATTGGTTCAAAAAGAAAATTTCTTATATCTGAACCATACTCAGGATTGTAAAGTTTTTCTCCCTTATTGGTTAACAATAAATTTACAATTGCCTGTTTAATAGCAGAACCATCCTTACTGACAACTAGGTCACCAGTAACAGGATGGTTTTTAAATGTCATATTAATGTCCTTAAAGGACAAT